CTCCTGCTTTGACCATAGCTTCAACAGCTAAGGTACCAGCCTTTATAGCCTGACAAGCTCTGACTTCTATCTGCCATTCATCATGTATGTTAGCTACAAATTTAAAATCCATACCTGAAAGTTTTAATCTTTCATTTAATAGTATCAAAGCTTTCTTCATATAGATAGCCCCAGCACTCTGTAATAACGTATTTAATGCTCCATGCTCAGACCTGATGAATAGTTTCCTACCATCTAATCCTTTAATCCATCCTTTTGCTGCAGCTCTTGTAACTTTAAATCGCAGATTTTTAAGTGCAGGGATATTATCGAGAAAATTCTTTCGTAGTCGTTGACCATCTTTTGTATTTCCTCCAATGATACTGCCAAGCTTTGAATCTCCTGCTCCGTAAACGAAGGCATAGATAAAAGTTTTTGCTTGATCTCTTGATTCAAGTCCTGCCAAGGCTTGATTTGTTGCATGAATGTCTCCAGTTGAAACATTTTTTATATACTCCTCATCATTCATGTAGTGTGATAGCAGTCGCAACTCAAGCTGACTAGCATCAACACCTACTAATTTATATTCGTCTTCGACAACCCAACAAGCTCTACACTCCTGACCATAAGGGGAATGAACACTAGGAATTTGAGCCATGTTAGGATTTCTATGGGTCATTCTACCGGTTATCGTACCATTAGGAATAACAAAACCATGAACCCTACCATCGTCCTCGACTGCATCAACCCAACTTTCTATCTGTGCTAATCGTTTCTGTACTAATAAATACTCAGCAATAAGCTTAGCTTCAGGAATACCTTCCACTTCATACAGAGTTAATTCATCAACGATGGGTTGACCTGTTGGAGTAAACTTCTTAGGCTTCCATCCAAAGTCTACTAAGTATTCTCCTATTTGTTTTCTTGAACCTAAGTTAAACTCTTGTAATTCTTTACGATAGAAAGGCTCATAGTCATTAGTGTTTAGTATCTTCTCATATTCAGATGGTCTGAGTCCTCGTTTGGATAAGGTACCATCTTTCTTAAACACAGGTACTACTAACTTGACATCAAGCATACGAGGTTTAAATACTTTTTTGACCTCTGTTTCTATCTCTGTCATGCGTTCACGCAATCGAGCTAAGAGCATAGTGGCATTAACCATATCAAACTTGAAGCCATTCTGTTCTTGTTCTTTGATGATAGGAGCTACATCATGCTCCAATCTCATACATTCTTTACTGAAATCTTTAGAAACATTGATCAGATTATTGAATATCCTGGTGTTTACTTTGACATCTTGTACACAATAATCAAGCATTTCTTCAGAGAAGTTTTCAAAGTCTTCAAACTCTGTCTTAGCTATATTAAGTGTGTTGCCCCAAGCTTCTAGGCTATGACCACCTTCTCTAACAGGATTGAATAGACGAGAAAGAACTAAAGTATCTATGACATTACCTTTATAATCAAAGGAATGGAGACTTTTTAAAACAGGTAAGTCAAAGCCTATAATATTACGTCCAATTAACTTTTCAGCTTTACTTAAAAACTCTAGTCCCTTCTCAATCTCATTCGGTCTAAATTTATATATCTTTTTAGTTTCAATATCCTGAGCTACGATACACCAAACCTTAGTGGCTTTGATGTCATCGGTCTCTATATCAAATACTAATTTCAAAAGTCGTCCTCTTCTTGTTCATACTCGTAAAGTCTTCCTGTTTCTCCATTGTATTTGAGATAACAAGCAACACCGACATCACCAGTATATCTAGATTTTAACACACGCAGACGAGTTGTGTTGGCTTCTTGAGCATCATCTGCCTGTTGATTTCTCTCCAAAGCAATCACACAATCAGAAAGCTGAGCAATACTTTGTGAGCCTCTTAAGTGTGATAGGCTTACTTCAATACCATTCTCATGTCCTTTATCAGACGAGGTTCTTCTTAAGTGTGATACTAAGATAACTCCTGCTCCTGTTTCTTCTACGATACTTCTGAGCCTGGTCATAATATTATCTATGGCTCTTCTCTCATCGCCTTCAGTGACAGCAGTAACCAACATGTGTAAGTGATCAATGACTACCCATTTACAATCGCAACTGATAATCATAAATCTAAGCTTACTAAAGATTTCTTCTATGTCATTGGTGCCAAAGTGAGCATGAATCCAAACTCTGTTTTTGTTTTCACCATCGTAAAGAATCTCAAAGAACTTATCTATTTCTTCTTCAGTAAACTGTTCTCGTACCTGGTCGATGTAAAGTCTAGCATTGGCTTCAATAGAAAGAATACCATCAATGGTTCTTCTCCAGTCTTCTTCCAGAGCTATCACTCCTATATTGTCATTGGTACTCTTAATAAGATGGTGTTCAAGTTCTCTAGTTACAGATGACTTACCGAGTCCTGTCCCACCGGTAAGAGTAACTAGCTCTCCTTGTCTTAACCCATAAAGCTTTTCATTTAAACCTTCATAAGGATAAGGCACAGACTTTTTCTTTTCTCTCTTCTTATATTCAGCAGACTTTTCAGATACATTGATAACTCCTGTAGGAGTATAGGTCTTTGCGTCCCAATAAGCTTTGGTAAACTGTCTGATTTCATTTTGTCTGAGCATATCATTAGCATCTTTGAAGCCCTCTGGTATGCACATGATTTTAGCTTTACCTGGTTTAAACAGTTGAGCTACTTTAGATGAAGCTTCCTTACCATGCTTATCATTATCAAAACAGATAATAACTTCTTCAAATTTGTCTAAAAACTCTAAGCTATTTTTAACATCATTGACTGCTCCTTGTGTACCTGTTCGGATAGATACAGCTTCCCACTTCATACCTAATAGTTGATGAGCAGCCATAGCATCGCATTCACCTTCAGTAATTAGTATTCTTTTACCAGCTTTAAACAGATTTTCACCGAACAAACCAGCACCATGAAAACTACCAGTGCTAAAGAAATTCTTATCTTTAACATATCTAGTCTTCGTGGCAACTAATTCGTGTTGGTTGTAATAAGGATAATGATGTTGTTTGATCTTACCATTATCATCGAGAGTTACTTTGACCCCATACTTCTGAGCTACTTCTTTTGATATGCCTCTATCAGTTAAGGCATAGTAATCAGTATCTCCTTCGGGGACAAATGTATCTTCAGTATCTATGGCTGAGGTTGGTTCAGCATAGTTCTTGAAAAACTTTCCACAACTAAAGCACTTAGCAGACCCATCATCATTGACACTGACAGCATCACTAGAACCACAGGCATGACAAGGCTCATGGAGTTTAACAAAACCCATTCTTTGCTCCTTTTAAAATGTAAGCTTACTTAGCTTCTTTTGTTTCTTCTTCTGCTACAACTTCTTCTGGAGCTTCTACTTCTGCATTAGCTTGAACAAGTTCCTGTTTAATACCATTCTCAAGATGTGTTCTAAAGAAACTCAAAGCTTCAACATTAACTGCAACAATATTTTGCTTCTGAATTGCCACATCAATAGCAGCTCTTGTATCTTGATTGTCTACTTTGTCGGTGTCATACCACACCCATTCATTAGGAACAACTTGTCCTTTATCGTCTAATTTTTGAAATCTAATTTGCATAATATTCCTCCATTAAAAATCTAGATTCTCTTCATTACTCTCAGTTGGGTCGTCCTTTTTATCTGGGTCATACTCAACTAAGTCTAATATTTTTACACGACTGATCATGTAGTTTGTGAAGACTCCATAATCATTCTTAATTGTATAGATATAAAATTCAATCTTAGCTCTGGTGCCATTACCAATTATTACATCTCTACCATTGTCCTGGAATTTAAAAGGCTGTCCATCTTCGGTTAATACCGGTGGTCTATTGTTTTCACCTCCAGATTTACTCTTTGTGTATTGTTTAAAGTAAATACACTCTGGAATCCCTGCGTCCTCCCATTCCTTGACTTTTACTTTTTGTCCTTTAGCTTCAGTTATTTCTTTTTTATCTGTTGGACAAAGATAAGTTTCATAAATACCTTCCTTTTTAAACCTAGTATTAGGTCTATTTAGAGAGGGATAATATAGATGTCCTTCTATAGAATACTTATTAAACTTACCATCTTCATTCTTACTTGCTCTCAGCGACATAATTAACCTCCTTTCCCTGTGATATAGCAATTAAATTAGCATAGTGTTCAAAAGGTTCATTAAGAAAAATAATCTTAAAGCCCCTTCCACACTTCTCTGCTTCGTAACTTATTTTATTTCTGTAGAAATCTTTATAATTACGAGCAACATAATCGTCCCATTTAGTAAATTGTTTTTGACTCAAATAAATAGGGTCAAATTCATCATGGTATTTCATAGTGGAATATTATACTCCATTATCAATTTCATTAATAGTCTTTTCTGTAATTATTATGTCTAAATTATCTTTGATTCTATGACCTATATAATCATCAACCAATAACTCACATAGTTGGTTCAGTTCCACACTGTTCAATCGTTTTAATTGCTCAGCTAAGTATTCGACAGTATCAATTCTCTCTGTAATCATCTCTTTGTATGTATAGGCTTAGGCGATAACCTAAGAAGTCTATTAGCAATGAATCAAGATCAGCTCCCCAATGATCAAGAGCAAACTCTTCAAACTTATCTTTTAAATGTTCTTGATTGTCTAAATCTTTTGGAAAAGAACTATTGATGTACTCACCAATCTCATCTCTAATGCTGTCGTTTACCATATCTGGGTCATACATTATTCTACTACCACCTTAAACTTTTGTTGACAGTTAATAAGATTATCGCTTGGATAATCAAAAGTTGCAACCCATTTACCTACGACACTAGGCATTCTTCTGTTGTAAGTTCCTTCTAAAACTAGATCAGAAACTTCACCATCTTCAATATTCCAATAAGCATAGAAGTCTTGTGTTTGTTTGAAAGAAATTCTATTAATTAGTCTATCAAAGTATGTTCTCTTACCTCCTGTAAGGCTCTGAGGGCAAAGATTATCTACTTGGCTATCCTCTACCATTACTATAGGATTATCATTCGTTACAGGCTCTTCTACGACTTCATCATTTTTAGCAAATAAATCATTAGCTAAGCTAGTCAATGATGTTTCTTCGACAACTTCAGCTACTTCTTCTGGTCGGTAAGTTTCAGCTTCAGCTTGTTCGTAGGATTCTTGTAGTAAATCCTGGAGCATCTGTATTTCGTTAGATAGTTCGCTCATTCTAGCTTCAAGCATTTCAGTATCTACTTTGTTACCTAAGATTAATCTAACAGACCCTAAAGAGCTTTCAACTCTTCTAATATCCATAGCTACTTGATCTATATATCTGTTAAATTCAGACAAGGTATATTTAGTATCAGCTATTTTTTTCTCAAGAAGGTTAGTATTTCTCAAGACTTCATAATTCAACTCTTCATAAGTCTTCTTAGTATTCTCAGTTTGCACTACTGTAAATACAGCTACACCTAAAAGAGCTAACGCATATAAGATTTTATATTTCATAACATCTCCTTAATTTTTGGCTCAACTGCAAGATATTTTAAGGTTATCTCATTACCCAAGCCGACACCCATCA